AGAATAGCTAGTATGGCAGCTTTCATATTTAGGAGAAGTTAATGATTAAGAAGTTATGGTCATGGTTAGTATCAGCAATTAAAGAAACATTGAACCTTAGTTGGACTTTGGTTGGTTTAGTAATTGCAACACTAACATTGACTGGTTCTGCACAACAAGTGACAGGATTAGCTACAGTAATTACATTAGCTATATGGTTGCTGACCATTAGTTTTAGAAAGGAATAGTATGAAACTACAAGTAATTAGAACACAGTTCGGCAAAGATGCTACGAATGGAATGTTATTTATAGATGGTGTTTTTGAGTGTTATACCTTAGAGGACCAGTATCAAGCAGTAAAAGTTATGCACGAAACCTGCATACCTGAAGGAACATACGACATAGAATTTAGAAAGACAGGTGGATTTCATGCTAAGTATTCTGAGAGATATAAGAATGCACATTATGGAATGTTACACATACTAGATGTACCTAACTTTACTTATATATTAATTCACTCTGGCAACACTGATGAGCATACCAGTGGTTGTCTTATTGTAGGGGAAACCCAACAAGATTTAGACATAGATGAGTCAGGATTTATCGGACATAGTGGAACTGCGTACTCAAAGATGTACAGAAAAGTCGCAAATCAATTACTTCAAGGTAAGAAAGTTAGCATAGAATACACAACAATAAATAAATTGTTAGAAAAAGATACAGACAATGCAAGTAAAGACCACACAGTTTTAGCTACCACAGTTTACGATAAATTGCAGGAAATAAATGGAAATGTTTTAACAATTAAATCAAAACTTAGTGGAAGGGTAATACAATAATGTCAGATTTATTTGAAAAAAATAATAGAAGAAGAAACCAAGAGGGTAAGTTCAAGAAGGACTTATGGTGGACTCCTTGGAATGAAGCATGGAGTTACAAGATGAGTGAAGACTTGAAAGATATGCTTGAACGAACTGCCTGGACCTTTATTGAAGCGTTCATTGGTGCATTAACAGTTGCCCCATTAGTTGGTGTAGAAGCTGAAACAATTCAGTTAGCTGCATTAGCAGGTGGTGGTGCTGCACTAGCAGTTGTCAAGACATACGCTAAAAAACAAATATCTAAATAAAAATATTGTCTTCTTAGCCCTGTATAATAGTATTGACAGGGCAAAGGAGGTATTATGCCTAAAGTACCAGAAGAATGGGGTAACAACTTCTACAAGTCTGGATGGAAACCAGGTGTAGATATTAATGACCAGACTGGTCAAGGTGAAATCACACATGTCGGAACAGACCCAAACTACAATAATAAGTTTGATGAGATACTACGACAATGGGGCTATGACCCAAAGCTATACGAGATTGAAGGTACAGTAAGGTCATCTTCATGGCAAGTTCAATTAAAAGGTGGAAGAACAGAAACATTTTTTGCATTTAAAGGACTCGTAAAAAAGAAAAGACCTGGACAAGATAAGTATTTTCAAGCACTGTTTAAACAAGCAGGTAGGAAACCACCATTAAAATTTAAAACACATGGAGGTGACACTGCTTTTTTGTTTTTTATGGCAGATTGGCAACTTGGAAAAAAAGATTATGGTGTTGAGAACACTATCAAAAGATATGACATAGCACTACAAGATGCAGTAAACAGAATAAAAGAACTGCGTAAGTCAGGTGTCTTAATAGATGAGATATACATGATAGGTCTAGGTGACCTTACAGAAAACTGTTATGGATTCTATGACAGTCAACCTTTTAATATTGAACTGTCAATGATAGAACAGTATGCGTTAGCTAGGTCTATGATGATGAAAACCATAGAAACATTCCTACCTCATGCAGATAAATTAACATTGGCAGGATGTCCAGGAAATCATGGTGAGGCTTCTCGTTCACAGAAAGGTCAAGTTGTTACTAACAGGTTAGATAACACAGACACTATGCACTTGCAGATATGTGAAGAGATAATGAAATCTAATCCAGAAAGATATAAAAATGTATCAGTCAAAATACCTGATGGCTTTCATCAAGTTATGGATATAAAAGGTATTACTTGTGGTTGGACACATGGTCACATGACCTCTGGTTCTGGTAATCCAGAAAACAAAATAGAGAATTGGTGGAAGGGTCAGATGTATGGCTTTCTCCCTGCAGGTGAGTGTCAAATTCTTATCACAGGTCACTACCATCACTTTCGTGCAAAGCAACAAGGTGATAGAACTTGGTTTCAATCCCCTAGCTTAGATAAGTCCTTGGACTTTACTGCAAGAAGTGGTATGTGGTCGCATCCAGGTGTGCTAACTTTCACAGTAAACAAAAAAGGTTGGGATAATCTTAAAATCCTATAGGACATAGTGCCACAACTAAATACTATTGTCTTAGAATCAATCCTCAGGGGTGTAAATCCTCAGTGTTTATAGGCTTATACAGGTATTTCTTTATATGCTTTTTTGTTACCTTGAAAATCTAACTCTGGATAATACTTAATAGGTATGCGTGGGTCTATCCAATAGTCATACAATTTGTTATGGTCTATCCATACAGGTTCGGCATCCTTGTGGGCAAAGTACATAATTCCTACCTTTACCTCCTTATATTTAGAACCTTTGAAAGCCATCTCTTGTATCTTGTAATAGTCTTCAGCTTTTAATTTGTTAGTTCCTTTGACCTCAATAAAAAATATAAAACCTTTACGCACAAGTATGTAGTCAGGTACTAGAAGTATCTTGGTAGCAAACCAAAACAAATCTAACTTATTTTCTTTTGGGTCAGTTCCTATTCTTAAATAGTCTTGATACTCTACACAATCATTGTCTTTAAGATACTGTTGCATAGAAAGGTCTGCCATATCTTCACCTGAGTTTCTATCCTCGTATGAATCTTTGTATGTGCTACCCATTAGAAAGGCTTACCATCTTCTCGTTCTTTATCACTACCAAACTTATCCATTAACATATCTCTTATGCTTTCTACTGTTTTCTTTCTCTGCTCTTCTAATGTTTCTATAAATACTTCTAAAGTAGGTAAGGTAACTACCTCTTTATATTGTGCTTGTGTATTTACAAAAGTTACATCAACACTGTACATATCTCCCCATGTTAAATATATCTCACCTTGTGCATTAGGCAACATAAACTCTATACCACCTCTTTCTTTGTCTAGTTGTTTAAACACCCAGTCTTGTATGTTTATTTCTTTCTGATTAAACATTTGAACAAGACCATTAAAACCATAATCAGTTTCTTTAGAATGGGATTTCATCTTGTACTCCTCCTTGTCTTTTCTTTTGTAATAAAGCATGACACTCTTTGTATGACCAAGCATGAGGATTATTATCATCTTGTAGTTTAAATCTTCTACCACAGTAGATGTTTCCCTCAGTGTCAATGTAGGTTATGTTCCTTAAACCCTTACAGTCATATTGGCTTTTACATTTTGTATCTGGTTCAGGTGGTATATCAAAATTATAATTAGGATATTTTTCCTTTATTCTTTTAATTAAGTTGTTTAAACTATCTCCACCTGCTTGTTCTAAAGCCACTCTTTAGGGCAGTCTGTATCACCCCAAGCTACCCATCCACAACCTTTATTGCCTTTGTATGTGCTACAAGACCATGATGGTATGTTTCCAAACTGTTCTGGATTAGATTGTTTTTTCTCTCTGTTGTCCTCTATCCACTCTGATTTATTACACTCAGGGCATGTAGGTATTACAGTTTCTATTACTTCTCCAAACACTTCTTCTATTGGATTAGTTTTATTTTGTGTTGCTTTCTCAAACAAATCTAAAAACTTTCCCATCTCATCATTAGTCCAAGACTCAACATCATTAGACAATTTAGATTCTTTAAAGGCTTGTGCTTTATATGTATCGGATACATCTTTACTAAAACCAAAACCTGCAATAACTTGATTCAGTTGCTTTGCGTTCTTACCCTCTTCTTTTTTGTAACCAATATCATCTTCAAACTTCTTGATAGATTCCTCTAGAATTACTTTCTCAACCTCTTGTTTAGGTTTAGATTTCTGTACCTTTTTCATCTCTTCTTGTGATGGTCTAGGTTTGTTGCTTCCTTGATACTTCCAGTTAGCCAAAGCTCTACCAATAGCAGATGTTTCGCAGTTCT